AGTTCTGACCTTACAATGACGGCAGAACAGACTACATACCGTCAGGCCCTTCGTGATATTACAGAGGATTACAGTTCTCTTGATGATGTGGTATGGCCGACAAAACCATAGGTGATTAAATGTCTAACCAGACTGATATTCTAGATAATGTACTTGGTGTTACAGATGTTGTGGAAACAACGACAAGAGATGTGACGCCTCCGAAACCAGTTCTTGTTCCAGAAACAAAACTGAATGAAGAGGACATTGACAATGATTATAAATATCAGAGAGAAAACTTTTATAATCTGATAGAAAGAGGACAGGATGCAATTGATGGTATCCTAGACCTTGCAAGAGAATCAGAACATCCTAGAACCTATGAGGTTGCTGGGAACTTGATAAAACAGGTTGCAGAAGTCACAGAGAAACTTGGAGACTTACAAACTAAGATGAAGAAACTCAAAGAAGTTCCTAACTCTGCACCTCAGAATGTAACAAACGCATTATTTGTGGGAAGCACAGCAGAACTACAGAAGATGTTAAAGGGAAAATAAGATGCCATTAACTAGAATTAGACAAACGGCGATTGGTAACGATAGTATTACCACTGCAAAACTAGATGACACTTCTGGTGGTTTGACACTGCCTGGCGTAGAATATGTTAAAGTTCCAGTGGGAACAACTGCACAAAGACCTTCAAGTCCAGTAAATGGTTATATGAGATATAACACAAATTTTGAAAGACTAGAACAATATGCAAATGGACAGTGGCAATCAATTGATACACCACCATCTATCACATCTCTTTCCCATGCTGGTTCTTTAACTGTTGCTGATCCTGCTGGTGGCGAAACAATTACACTTGCTGGTTCAAACTTTCAGGCTGGTGCAACAGTGACAGTCGGTGGAACTTCTGCAACTTCTGTTTCAGTTGTCAGTTCAACATCTATTACCTTTACCACACCAGCAAAGACTGCTGGTGACTATGATGTTACGGTATCAAACGCAAATGGACTTGCCGCAACCCTGTTGAACGGTATTTCATATAATGGTGTGCCTTCCTTCACAACTGCTGCTGGTAATGTTGGTTCTATTGCAGAAGATGTTGCAATGTCAACAATTACTATTGTTGCTGCTGAACCAGATGGTGGAACACTTGCGTATTCAATTACCTCTGGCGCATTACCAACAGGTGTGTCAATGAGTTCTGCTGGTGCAATTACTGGAACACCAAATATAAACCCTTCTGCAAACACAACATTTAACTTTACTGTCACTGCAACAGATGATGAGAGTCAGACAAACAGTAGAGCATTTAATCTTATTGTCCTTCGTCCTATCTATGCGACATCAATTGATAACAGTTTAAGATTTAATGACGATGATAGTGCGTATCTTAGCCGCACACCATCGTCTGCTAGTAATAGACGGACTTGGACATGGAGTGGTTGGGTAAAACGAGGTAACATTACTCTTTCTGGGGCACAGATTTTTTTTGCTGCACGAACTGTTGGAAATAGTACATATACTTTATTATATTTTGAGGGTACTACAGATTATTTGTATTTTAGTGATAATAATTGCACTTTAAGAACATCAAGTGTTTATAGAGACACTTCTGCTTGGTATCACATTGTACTTGCAGTAGATACAACACAAGCAACAGACAGTAATAGATTAAAATTATATGTGAATGGAACACAGATAACAGACTTTGATATTGAAACTTATCCATCGCAAAATACTGATTTAAATGTAAATTCAACAGCAACACATTTTATAGGAAAACAAGAAAATCAACAATATTTCGACGGCTACCTATCAGATGTCCACTTCATTGACGGTCAGGCATTGACACCTACTTCTTTTGCTGAGGAATATTATGGGGTGTGGGTGCCTAAGTCTTATTCGGGAGCTTTTGGCACAAACGGATTCCATTTGCCATTTATACAAGGTTCTGGATCTGGTAACTCTGCCTTCTTCTCTGATGCTGGTAACTCGTATGTTCAATTTTCAAACGCATCATATTATGATATCGCTAGTGGTGATGACTTTACAATAGAATTTTTCTTTAATTTTACAGATACAGGTGAAGCTGATTATTCTTACATCTTTGGTAACTATGTCGGTACAAGCGGGCCTTATTTGTCTATTCAATATTCAAATAGTGCTAATTCGTTTTATTTTTATTATGGAAATGGTCAGTCTTATAGTATGCCATTTGGTGCTGGGAATGTTGTAGCCAATAGATGGCATCATCTTGCTATTAACAGAACTTCTGGAACTATGCAAACCTTTCTTGACGGTACTAGAATATACAATGGAACTAACACGACATCTTGGGATAATAGCAATGTTAGAATTGGTCAGGCTCAGTCTAACGGTAGTAATGGTTTTGATGGTTACTTGAGTAATGTTCGTATGGTTGTGGGTTCTGCTGTTTATGCTGCTGGCACAACAATTACTGTTCCAACATCCACTCTAACAAGTGTTACCAATACTAAACTTTTGGCTTTGACTACATCAACTATTACTGAAGATGCAAGTTCAAACAATGTCACTGGAACTCTTAGTGGTTCTGGTTATTTTTCAAGCACCAATGCTCCATTCGGTGCTCAATTCTATAATGACGCAAGTAGCAATGGGAATAACTTTAATGCTAACGGCCTATCCACAACCGATCTCGTGTCAGATTCGCCTACGAACAACTTTGCTACCATGAACTCTTTACTTAGAAGCACTGGTGTTTCAATAACATATTCAGATGGTAATCTAAAAGCTACAAGTCCAACTAGTTCATATAGTGGTGGTGGTATTTCTACCTATGAAGTTGATAGTGGAAAGTGGTATTGGGAAGTTCGTATAAACGCTGAAGCCACAGCAGGAAGTAATAATTATAGTTTTGTTGGTGCATCCACTGATCCTAAAAGTGTGTCTGTTCCTAACAGTAGCAATTTGCCCGGCGCAGCTGCTGGATACAATGGGTGGAATTATGAAGGTGATGGCAGTGTAAATCTTATTGGAACTGGAACAGTGGCTCAAAGTAGTGTCACTGCACCAGCTGTTGGTGATATTCTTGGATTTGCTGTGGATTTAGATAATGGAAATGTTTATTTCTATCATAATGGCACAGCACAAAACTCTGGTAATCCAGTAATCACAGGAGTAACAAATCTACCAACTTCTCCATCAGTTGGGGTGTATAATTCAAGTGGAGTTACATTCAACTTTGGGCAAGACAGCACCTTCGCTGGCGCAACTGCTGCTGGCGGCAATGCAGATGGCAACGGCATTGGTGATTTCAAATATTCGCCTCGGACTGGCTTCCTTGCGCTTTGTACTAAAAACCTATCTGAATCAACAATCAATACTTCACAGGATGACCGTCCAGAAGATTACTTCACGACAACTCTTTATGTTGGCGATAATTCTAATGACAGAACTATTCCTATAGGATTCACGCCAGATTTTGTTTGGTTAAAAGCCAGAAACTCAACTGCTACTCACATCTTGTATGATTCAATTAGAGGAAATACACATTGGATTTCCATTGCCGGTAACTCTGGTCAATCTACTAACAGTTCGTTGGGATGGGGAGATTCAGGCCCCACAACTGGTGGATTTAAAGTTTATAAGGGAACAAATGCATCTATCAATAATACTGGAACGAATATGGTTGCATGGACTTGGAAAGCTGGTGGCGCTCCAACTGCAACCAACTCTGCTGGTGCCGGTGCTGTTCCAACATCTGGTTCAGTGATGATTAATGGTGTTGCATCTACTTCTGCACTTGCTGGAACTAACCCTGTTAATAAACTTAGTGCAAATACCAAGTCTGGTTTTAGTATTGTAAATTATACTGGCGATGCAGCGAATACAACAAAAGCACATGGTTTGGGTAAGAAACCATCATTTGTTATATGTAAAAAAACTGGTGCTACAGGAGGTTGGGTAACTTGGCACCAAGATCTTGATGGCACAGAAAACGACAAATATATGTACATAGATTCTGTATCTGGAACAACTGCTGGAACTACCTCTGATTATTGGAGTGGTGGTTTTGACGCAAATGTATTTGGTGGATGGACTTCTGGTGGTGATAATAATAATACTGGATCAGATTATATTGCTTATGTCTGGGCAGAAATTGATGGATTTAGTAAATTCGGCAGCTATACGGGCAACGCCAACGCTAGTGGGCCTTATGTGCATTGTGGTTTCAAACCATCATTTGTGTTGATGGCAAACACTTCATTGAATGTAACTTGGTATTTAATTGACAATAAGATTGGTAATAATGGAGGCAATTCAACGCCTGGAAAGTTCTTGATGCCTAGTAATAATAATACTGAAGATACCCCAACTGGTGTTGATTTCTTGGCAAACGGTTTCAAGATTAAAACAACAGGTGGTGGACAAAACGGAAGTGGACAGAAGCATATATTCATGGCATTCGCTGAAGACCCATTCAAGTATGCCGAGGCCAAGTAAAACTGATTAAGTTATGTTATGCAAAATTATGAACACTATCTTGGAAACCCACTACTAAAGAAAGCCAATGTTCCTGTCGAATGGACAGAAGAACAGATTCTTGAATATAAGAAGTGCATGGAAGACCCTTTACACTTCGTTCAAAAATATATCAAGATTGTTTCTTTAGATGAGGGCCTAGTTCCTTTCAAAATGTTCCCATTCCAAAAGGATATGGTGGGAACAATCCACAACAATCGTTTTACTATATGTAAGATGCCTAGACAGAGTGGTAAGTCTACTACTCTTGTATCTTATATACTACACTACATCCTATTCAATCCTAACATGAATGTTGCAATCCTCGCTAACAAAGCCTCGACTGCAAGAGATATTCTTGGACGACTCCAACTTGCATATGAGAATCTTCCTAAGTGGTTACAACAAGGCGTTATGTCTTGGAATAAAGGTTCACTTGACTTAGAGAACGGTTCTCGTGTGGTTGCATCATCCACATCATCCTCTGCTGTTCGTGGTGGTTCATACAACATGATATTCTTGGACGAATTTGCATTCGTACCAACCAATGTCGCAGAGGACTTCTTTAGTTCAGTTTATCCTACAATCTCATCTGGTAAATCTACAAAGGTTATCATTGTCTCTACACCTAACGGTATGAACTTGTTCTACAAACTTTGGGTAGATGCAGAGCATGGAAGAAACTCTTATAATATTATTGATGTGCATTGGAGTGAGGTGCCTGGCCGAGATGACAAATGGAGACAGGAGACTATTGCAAATACTTCTGAAGAACAGTTCAGAAGAGAGTTTGAATGTGAGTTCTTGGGTTCTTCTAACACACTTATCGCATCTTCTAAAATCAAGTCAATGGCATTTCATGACCCTATTCAGTCAAATGCTGGGTTGGATATGTATGAAAAACCAAAAGATGGTGCAACCTATGTGATTGTCGCTGACGTTGCAAGGGGTACACAGAATGATTACTCGGCGTTTGTTGTGTTCGATGTGTCTACTGTACCATATAGAATTGTTGCAAAGTATCGTAACAACGAAATCAAACCTTTACTCTTTCCTAATATTATTCACGATGTTGCGAAAGCATATAACATGGCATATGTCATGGTGGAAGTCAATGATATTGGTGAACAAGTTGCAACTGCACTACAGTTCGACTTGGAGTACGAGAACCTAATCATGGCATCCATGCGTGGACGAGCAGGACAGATTGTTGGTGGTGGTTTCTCTGGTGGTAAGGCTCAGTTGGGTGTACGGACAACAAAGGCAGTCAAGAAACTAGGGTGTTCTAATCTCAAACAGATTATTGAAACAGACAAACTAATTATCAATGACTATGACCTTATCAACGAATTCTCTACATTTATTCTAAAAGGACAATCCTTTGAGGCAGAGGAAGGACACACAGACGACTTGGCGATGTGTTGTGTTCTTTTTGCATGGTTGGTAGAACAAACCTACTTCAAAGAGTTGACAGATGATGATATTCGTGCTAGAATGTATTTGGAACAACAACATCAACTAGAACAAGATATGGCGCCATTTGGATTCTTTGATGATGGATTAAATGATAATGGATACGGCGAAACTATCATAGATGAGTATGGAACTAGGTGGGCTCCAGTAGTTCGTTCTTATGATTCTGATTGGTAGAAAACATCAAAACCCTACATAATGTCAATGATATCGTTTTCTAATTTAAGGTAACAGTTTGCACAAACAATCTTAGAATCAGTGATATACTCTTTCACTTCACCCCTAGATTGTTCATTCAATCCTTTTCTTTTAGTCAGAGAACGTATTTTCCTCTCGTGAGGATAAAATTGGAGACAGGCAGTTTCGGATTCCCCACAGTAAGTACAGATTTTATCCCCTAGATATTCGTTTACCCATATCTTACGGGCTCTGTAATTGCGTTGGGAAACTCTTTTTATAGTTTCTTTGTACTTTTCATAGTGTTCTGACATGAAATTATTTATATGCAAAGGGTCTATAAAAAACAGTCTGAAGGTAATGATTTTTATAAATATCAGTGTAAGTTTGGAAACTTTATAGTATTGAATCCACAAAGGAGAAACAAAGATGGCATTTCAAGTATCCCCTGGCGTCCTCGTTAGAGAGATTGATCTGACCAATATTGTTCCAGCCGTGTCCACCTCAATCGGTGCGATAGCGGGCCAGTTTAACAAAGGGCCTGTAGGTGAAGTTACTGCAATCAGTACGGAACAAGAACTTGTGTCAGTCTTTGGTAAACCAGACTCAAATAATTTTGAGACATGGTTCACCGCCGCTAACTTCCTACAGTACGGTAACGCATTAAGAGTTGTACGAGCAGAAAAAGCTGGTATGGTTAATGCGGCTGTTGGTACTGCAACTCTAGTCAAAAATGACACTGACTATGAGGATAACATTTATAACGATGGCGCTGGTAGTGCAACACAGGGCGAGTGGATCGCAAGATTCCCTGGCTCTGAAGGTAATGCTCTTGCAGTATCCATCTGTGCAAACGCAAATGCATACGAACAATCATTTAGTGGTGCTGCCGGTACTGTTGGTGTTGTTAGTGGAACACCTGCTGCTGGTGCAACCACTGTTGACATTGATGACGGTGGCACGCCTGGCGATGGTGGTGCGTTGTTCAACGTAGGTGACATTGTTCACTTCCAAGAAGCAGACGGTTCACAGTATGAAATTACTGGTATCGCTGGTGACACACTAACAATTAGACAACTAGATAACGCTAACGGTGGTGGACTAAAATCTGCTCTTACTGCAGCAACAACAGTCCGTAGACGTTGGAAGTATTATGACCAAGTAGATGCGGCCCCAGGCACATCAACATGGGCAACAGGTAAAAACGTAACTAATGATGAGATGCACGTTGTTGTTTATGACAGAAACGGTGACATCACAGGTTACGATGGCGACCTTGCAGGCAGTAGAACAAGTGCAGTTATCGAAAGATTTGCATTCGTTTCACAGGCAGAAGATGCTAAGACTGCACAAGGTGGTACTAACTTCTATGTGAACGTAATCAACACAGCATCTGAATATGTAAGATGGGCAGACCATGATGCATCACTAACTGATGCCGGTGAGACAGCCGCAGAGGCAATTGCTGGTTCAAGTTCTACATTTGCATCTGGTACTGGTAAGGCTGGTATCGTCAATAGTGTACTTGCAGGCGGACTTAATCAAACTGGTTCAAATGCAATCACAGTTGGTGAACTAGATACGGCATATCAGTTCTTTGCAGACGCTGAAACTGTTGACATCAATCTAGTGATGGCAGGTTCAACTGAAGTTGGTGCAAGTGGTGCCGATGGTGCTACACACGCTACTAACATTATTGACCTTGTTGAGGCAAGAAAAGATGCAGTTGCATTCATTTCGCCTCGTAGAACAGATGTTGTAAGTATTCCTTCATCTATCACACAAACAAACAATATCAAGACTTTCTTTGATGGACTTGCAAGTTCTTCTTATGCAGTCTTTGATAGTGGTTACAAGTATATGTACGACAGATACAACGATGTGTACAGATTTGTTCCTTTGAACGGTGACATCGCTGGTTTGGGTGCATACACTGACCAAGTTGCTGACGCATGGTTCTCTCCTGCTGGTTACAACAGAGGACAGATTCGTGGTGCAGTTAAACTTGCATATAACCCAAACAAGTCACAAAGAGATATTCTATATCCTGCCAGAATTAACCCTGTTATTTCTCAGCCAGGTGAAGGTACAGTTCTCTTTGGTGACAAGACTGCGCTATCAAGACCTTCTGCATTCGACAGAATTAACGTGCGTAGACTATTCCTTGTTCTTGAGAAGGCAATTGCAAATGCAGCCAAGTTCCAACTCTTTGAATTCAACGATGATTTCACAAGAGCACAGTTTAAGAACTTGATTGAACCTTTCTTGAGAGATGTTCAAGGTAGAAGAGGTGTTACAGATTTCCAAGTTATCTGTGACGAAACAAATAACACTGGTGAAGTTATCGACAGAAACGAGTTTGTTGGAGACATCTACATCAAACCAGCTCGTTCCATTAACTTTATTAGACTAAACTTCATTGCAGTCAGAACTGGTGTCGAGTTCTCAGAGATAGCAGGATAAGGAGAGGGAAATGGCAACAATTGATCAATTCAAGGCTCAACTTATCGGTGGCGGTGCAAGAGCTAACCAATTCAGAGTTATTCTGAATACACCATCTGGAATTGCAACTGGACTTATTTCTGCAAACGCACAATTTATGATTAGATCAGCGGCTCTTCCTGGCCAGACTATTACTGAAATCCCTGTACAATTCAGAGGGCGTCAGTTGTATCTTGCCGGTGATAGAGAATTTGAAACATGGACAACAACAGTTCTTAACGATACTGACTTCGCAATCAGAAACGGTATCGAAAGATGGATGAACGGTATTAACGACCTTCAGACAAACACTGGTGTTACTAATGTTACTGAATATACTGCTGACATGGTTGTACAACAACTTGACAGAGATGATGCTGTTCTAAAACAGTACACACTAACAAGTTGCTGGCCAACAGCAATCAGTGCGATTGATTTGAATATGGACACTGCAAGTGAAATTGAAACCTTTGAGATTACTTGGCGTTATACGTCATTTAATGCCGGCTTATAATACAGTTTTACAAACCTACTAAATAGTAAGGTAAAACTAGGAGTATTATAGTATGGCGGAACTTTTTGGTTTCAAAATCACGAGAGCGAATCAGAGTGGGGGTAGTGATGGATTCACTGCTCCCTCTACTGACGATGGAACTCTTGACATTGTATCAGGCGGTGGACACTATGCGTCCATTCTTGATATGGATGGCCGTGACAGAAACGAACTTGACTTAATTCGTAGATATAGAGATATTGCACAACAACCAGAGTGTGATACTGCAATTGAAGATATCGCAAACGAAGCCATTGTCTCTGACGAAAGAGACAAGTCGGTTTCACTTTCCCTCGATCAACTAGACGTATCCCCAAACATCAAACAGAAAATCAGAGATGAGTTTGATGAAGTGTTGCGTTTGATGGACTTTAGTTCCAAAGGACATGACATTTTCAGACGGTGGTATGTTGATGGTAGAATTTACTATCATAAGATTATCGACAGGAAATCACCAAGAAAAGGTATTCAAGAACTTAGATATATTGACCCTCGCAAAATCAAAAAGGTAAGGGAACAGAGAAAAGAGAAAGACGAAAAGACAGGACTTGACCTTGTGAAGAAGGTAGAGGACTTTTATCTTTATAATGAAAAAGGCCTAGATCAAAACACAGGAACAACTTCTGGTATTCGTATTACTGCTGACTCCGTTTCGTATTGTCCTTCTGGGCTTGTCGATATGCACAAGGGTACAGTCCTCTCATATCTAAATAAGGCAATCAAACCTGTAAATCAATTGCGTATGATTGAAGATGCGTTGGTTATCTATCGTATCTCTCGTGCGCCTGAAAGACGTATTTTCTACATTGATGTTGGTAACTTGCCGAAAATAAAAGCAGAGGCATACCTAAAAGATGTGATGAATCGTTATCGTAACAAGTTGGTGTATGACGCACGAACTGGTGAAATTCGTGACGATAGAAATCATATGTCAATGTTGGAAGATTTCTGGCTGCCTCGTAGAGAAGGTGGTAGAGGAACAGAAATCACAACCTTGCCTGGCGGTTCAAATCTAGGTGAGATTGATGACATTACCTATTTCCAGAAAAAACTTTACCGTTCACTTAATGTGCCAATCTCAAGATTGGAATCAGAATCACAGTTCTCTATTGGACGTTCTGATAACATTACAAGAGATGAGTTGAAGTTTACTAAATTCGTGCAGAAACTTCGTAAGAAGTTCTCAGTTCTATTCCTTGATATTCTAAAGACACAACTCATCCTCAAGGGTGTAATTGCGGCTGAAGAGTGGGATGCATTCAAGGAACATATCCAGTTCGACTATATGCAAGATGGACACTTTACGGAACTCAAGAATGCCGAACTATTACAGAACCGTATTGATATGCTCGGACAAATCGAAAGTTATGTTGGTACATATTTTTCAAAAGAGTATGTACGCAAAAATGTTCTTCGTATGACAGACAATGAAATTGAAGAAATTGAAAAACAAATAAAAGATGAAGGTGGTGGAGAAATGGGTTCAGACGATGGTGATTTCTATTCCCAGAACGACCCCACACAAGGAGATAAATGATGGATTCAGTAAAAGACTTTGTTGGTTCAATCGCAACCGGCGATAACCTAGATGCAGAACAACACTTCAAAAGCGCTCTAGCCGCAAAAGTGGGTGATGCACTAGAAACAAAAAGACAGGAAGTTGCGAAAACATTCGTAACGCACCATGTACCAGAGGTAGAAGATAGTGAGTAAACCTTTTTCTAAGTTCGCAAAAGAACTACCAGAAAAGGATGAGCATAAACAATCTAGGGAATATAAAAAACTATCCCCTAAGATGAAGGATGCTGTTGACGCTATTTTCAAGGAAATGGAAAGTAAACCTTCAGATTTCCTAAATACTTTTGACAAAACTATTATTTCGGTTTCAAAGAAGTTCAAAGTTCCGCCAAAGAAACTTATGGATTATTTTGAGGCAGAGGTATTATCAATTTAGGAAAAGAACTATGAGAGTTAAAGGAAATGCTACAGACCTCGCCACTGGAACAACAGGATTTGCTGATAACAGTGCAGTTTGGGTTTTTAACACTGGTTCTGCACAAGTAGTAACAGTAAGAAATGCAGACGATGATGCAGACGTTGGTACAATTTATGTTGGTGCCGGTGCCGGTATTATTATTACACTAGGTGTGGGAGAAGGGTTGCGAGGCGCAACTACTCTAAAAGGAACACCGATTACAGCGGCGGGGTTCTAACATGAAACTTATTGCAGAACAGATACAAGAAGTAGAATACATCGTTGAAGAAAAAGACGGTGGTAGTAAAGAAATGAAAATTCGTGGCATCTTTATGCAGGCGGATCAAAAGAATCGTAACGGGCGAGTATACCCAATGGGTGTTCTTGAAAAAGAAGTCAAGCGTTACAATAAAGAATTTGTTGCCGAAGGTCGTGCGTTTGGGGAACTTGGACACCCAGAGGGCCCAACTGTCAATCTAGACAGAGTTTCGCACATGATCACAAAACTTGAGGCTGATGGAAAGAACTTCGTTGGTGAGGCAAAACTTTTGTCTACTCCTATGGGGGAAATTGCGAAAGCACTAATCAAGGATGGTGGTAAACTTGGTGTCTCTTCAAGAGGCATGGGTTCACTAGAATCCAAAGGTGGTGCAAATTATGTGAAAGACGATTTCTATCTCGCAACTGCGGCAGATATTGTTGCAGACCCTTCTGCACCTCAGGCCTTCGTTGAGGGTATTATGGAAGGAAAGGAATGGGTGTGGGATAATGGCCTTCTCAAAGAAGTTGAGATTGCTGGAATCAAAGATGAGATTAATGAAGGGGTAAGACGTAAAAATGATAATGTTTCCGCACTTGCCTTTGCAAAATTCTTGTCAAAACTTTAATCATTATAAATATGTTAAGACAACAAAACTCAAGGAGAAATCCCAATGTCAGAACTAGACAAGACAATTGAGGAACTAGAAGCGGAAGTTTCTGCCGAGCTTGAAGAAGCTGCACAGGACGCCCCTAAGAAGGGTGCTGCTAAAGGTGACTCAATGGATAAAGTGGAGGGTGAAGTTCAAGACCTTGGCGACACACCAGAAAAAGGAGCAGACAAAGTGAAACAAACTAAAGATGCTCAAACTAAGGGTGCCGCACCAGAACAAGGTGGTGAAGATTCGCCTACTAAAATCAAAGAACCTCTCGCTGCAGGCGACCAAGTCGACCATGATGGTGAGGAACTAGAAGAAGGCAAGATGACTAAGGCAGAAATGATCAACGCCATGTATGAGAAAATCAAAACAATGGAAAAGATGAAAGCCGCAGACATTCAAGCCGCTTACGGTGCAATGATGAAAGATTCAATGCATGGTGATGAAGAAGAGAAGATGGATGAGTCTACTCTTGAAGATCGCCTTGCATCTGTAGACGTTTCTGAAGATGTCTCTGCTCTCGTAGAGGGTGAAGAACTTTCAGAAGAATTCCAAGAAAAGGCATCCACAATTTTTGAGGCTGCTGTTAAATCTAAACTTCGTTCTGAAGTCGAAAGAATTGAGGAAGTAAAAACTC